AAGACTGCGCAGATTCTGCTCCGCTTTTGAGGTGTCAATTACAAACGATTTTACAATAGTATCTGCCATGTTTAGAATAAGTTATATATCGCGATTACAATGAGTGATAGTAGGAATAAACGCCACGTCCAAAGTGTGATATTCCATAGCTTACGCTGCCACGGTTTCAATGCTTTGTTGTGTTTCTTGTTAGGTGCAATTCCTGCCTTGATGTAGTCAATGCTGTGCTTGATTTGTGTGCTCATCGTACTGCTGTATATGTTAGTGTTACTGTTGTAAAGAATATGTAGGTATATCCTGTGCCCGTTGTGACAATCTCAATGCGGTGTTCGTCGGTATTTGTTGTGGTGTCGATGGTGATTGTAAAGTTTACCGTTCCAAATCCGTTATCTTCATTGATAAGAATCACACCTGTCGATGCGGCAATACTGCCCACCTTTTGCAATGTGACCATGTGCAAGCCATTATAAGTTGTTGCCCCTGCAATGTCTGTAACGTTCACATGTAATAGCACAGACCAAAAGCTATCATCGGGAATATTTAAATGCGCGCCCGTATTCTCAACCGTTGGCTGAATGATATCACCACTAGTTGCTAGTGCATCCTTGCTACCAAACAAAATCACACCGTACTGCGTACCTCCTTCGGCCTGTGCGCGATCATCAAGCTTCCATCCACCACCTACGTGCATACCCGGCAAAGTAGTCAGCACGTTTTTGCCAAACATGGTGTTGCCGCGTACAGGCTCTGTCAACTTTAGCGTATCACCTACGGCAAGCATGTTGTTGTTACCTTCTGCTATTGACAATACAACACCTTGCTGCACGCTGCGTGTGTTACCGTCTATCGGCTGTGTACTTGCATTGCGTGGAATGGGTGCGGTATTAGTTCCTGTGATTCCGCTAGTTGGTCTGCCGCCTTGACTGTTAAACGCATAGCATTCCCCATCGCTTTCACTCCATTCATAGCCATAACGAACGCAACAACTTTGTGTAGCTGCTACTGGGTCACCTGCCCCATCGATAAAGTTCACCGTGCCATTGATGTTGATTGATTCAGGTGTGCCTGTACAGTCTGCTTCACTATCGATGTATTTAATCAACTTTACTTTGGTTGACTCAAATTGACCAACCTTATAATCATTAATCTCAAGAATGCGCCACTGTGCGTTATTGACGTACACAACATCACTAAACTGAAAAGTAAGAATGTCAGTCAAGTCGAGCGCAAAGTATGCCTCCATGATTCGCGCATTAGGCGAATACAATTCGTTCATCGCATTACGCCAGTACAAGTTGAACAGGTTGTTGTACGGATTAGCGTTAATTTGAAATGGTGGAATCTCAGGGGCAAAGTTTAGGTCGAAGTCGGTTATCGTAGCATTTGCAGAACTATAATTGTTTAGCGATGTAAATGCAAAAATTGTTGGTGCTTCTACGCCTACGCTATCATCATATAGCTGCGAAATATATGCACCTGATGCAAACAACGCACGCGGCCCAGGCACAACAAACTCGTTTTGATTGTTTATGAATTGCGGAATGGGTATGTCAGTGCCGGGTATATTGCCCGATGGTGTGCTGCGTGTAATGAGTTGCACGCTATTATCCCCTGTTACAAATGAGCTGATAGGTACATCAGGATTTACAGTGTATCCTTCGGCTTTGTATTCACCATAAGTACGATTATTGTCTCTGTATATCTTACTCAAATAATCTTCACCCGCAGTGTAAGTGAATGTCGTTTTGTTTTTTTGCAGTTCTGTCGTAGAATATATAGTGATGTCTTTGCTAATGTCAAGCTTTGCATTCCAGTCTAATTGATTACCACTGCCTATATAGCTATTGTATGGCACAATGCTGATTTTGTTTGTGTTGGTGCGGTCAGCTACAATGGTGCAGTTGTGCATCTTAATCACATCATTCAAAAAATCAACCTGTCGCATGTCGGGTGCGTTCAAGTTGTAGATAAATGTTGATCCATAGTTCAATTGAGTTCCTATTAACTCCACCAATGAGTTACCCAAATCACCAGTGCCCGCATTAATTTGAACTGTTGCTGTACCTATTTCAACACCTAAACCATCTATTGCCACATATGCAAATGCAAACTCTACTGTGTCACCTCCTTCTAAGTCTATACCATAAGTGATGTCAATTCCTAAAGTCGTAGTGTACTCATAAGCAAACATGAAGATTGGTATCTGACCATTCTTAGAGTAAAATAAATTGACACGTGTTCTAGTTGCAGTTCCGAGATAGGCACTGCTTTCCATTTGTAGGGTAAGGTGAAAAGTAAATCGACCACCACCCGCTGCAGTATAAACTCCCGTAGTAGGGTCAAAGTTGTTGTTGTTGTCAAATGATTCTGTTAATCCGTTGTAATAGGTATATGCATTCGGAGTAGAATCAAGAATAATCGTTGAGGCGTTATATCCACGGAATGCGTATTGCGGGCCGAGGTCATCAGTATCCAAGTAACTTTTGTTTATCCACGGCATATAATAACCTGCGAGGATAGCAAGTAATGATGAAGCTTCAAGTTCAAAGCCTGCATCTGCTATGATTTGTTCTAGCAAATAGTCCCATCTTACAGCAGGAGTTAAATCGGCTGCGTACAATGGCGCACTAGGGTTATTAATTCTGCGCGTGCCTGGTTGTCCTTGTTCACTCCAAAGTTGCCCGCGATCAACCAAAGACCAAATGCGCTCTGTGGTTGTAGTTGTGACATTATCAAACTTCACTACCTCGTTAAGATTGGGCAGGTCGGTAATGTCTTTAAGTTTCTTTTCGCCGATTGTCTTGAAAAGGTCAGGCGTTTCAGCGTAGAACGCTAATTCAATCTCATTGATTTTGCCCTGCTGCTGGTAAACTTTTCGCACACGCACGTAACCTTTAGCGATGGGCAGCGTATCAACGCGAATCTCTGAAGGTAGTTTGTAGTGAAAGTAGTTGTTTATGCCGCCGTCATAGTTGACATCAAACAGCGCACCTAGTGCAAGTTGATTGCGGTCGGTATAAGGCACACGAAACTCGCGGCTGAATGCACCAAGTGACGTGAAGTTATTGAGGTCTGTATAACGCCAATTTTGGCTGATGCTCTCGTTTTCGAAAAGGTCTAGGTAGTATTCTTGTGAGGCAGATGCAAGGCTGTAAATTTGATAAGTTAGTGATTCAATCTCAATAGGTGTCCAACCTACAAATGTCACAGTGCTCCATGTTGTGCCATCATATGTAGCTGTTGCAAGTTCAAAGGTTCCAATAACACCAGTCAAGGTTGAAGTGATTTGCACATAGTGACCGATGTAGACAGTCATATCACCTAGCATAAAAATAGTGTACGTACCAAATTCGGTATATCCACCTGTATTATCTATAACGGTATTACCCGGGCCACCTGCGCCTTCAACTCTTACTATTAAACTTACCTCTCCATTCATGTTATGTCCAGTATTCGTTAGCCATTCTTACTTTGAGCGTCAAGTTGTAAAGCTTGCCATCATACGTGCGCTTTTCAACGTAGGATGTATCATCGATGTTCACAGCTAGATACGACCCGTCATCATTGATTAAGTGAACCTGATTGCTTACAATCAATCCACGTAGGTATATGAATTCATCTTGTGTGATATAGTCACTTGTCACGGTCAATACGCGCTGCGCTAAGTTAGTGCGCTGGTTAAGCCCACGGTCGTTTGCGTAGAAGATAGTTGGTGAATTATTGAACAGCGGACGCTTGTATATTTTGCGGTCAACCTCAGTAGTATATTCTGACTTCTTTTTAAAGTTGAAATATTCATAACCGCCGCGAGCACCTACCCATGCAAGGCGAACGTTCGGCCAATTGCATTCACAGTTGCCATACACGCATTCATTCCAAAAGATGTAGTCAGCAGATACTTGATTGCTAGCAGCATTATTGATGCGAACGCGGTAGTATTTCCAATTTGGGAATAGATTAGGCTTCGGCAACCATAGCCCTGTGCGATCATTAAGGTTCGCAGGAAATACAGGCAAGCCTTCAACGTTGTAATCACTTAAGGTAATAGTGCTGATTACAGGTATACCAGTGGCAGGTGCTAATGTAACCGTGCATGTTGCAGCCCCGTTGTTGCTTAGATAGTCAGCATTACCCGGCACATAAAGCAAACCATAGTCTTCTTCACGTACAGCGATTGCAACCTTACCCGCTGCGATACCCCATGTAGCAAAGATTGGTGGATACTTTGTTGTGATGGGCCTATCACTCATTACAAGTGATGAATCATTAGTCAAGGAAAACTTGACATTTGCTGCGCCTGTTTCGGGGTTAGGCTTGTATCCGTCGGTTGGTTGGTAGTATTGATTATCGACAAGTATCTCATCGCCGTCTACGCTGCTACCTTCCGCTTCCGTTAGTATGCCGCCAACTATCCACCATTCAGCTATTGAAAAGTCAAGACTATTCCAAGTCGATGTATCATCGAGCGTGCCAGTGTCTAAGTTGTGCAGTTGCGTTCCTTGCGCTTCTGCATTACGTAGTTGGATGAGCGATTGCAAATCAAAATATAAACGGTCATCAATTGCAGGTGAAATGTAAAAGTTGAACACCTGCGTTGTGGTGTTGTTAGTCACGGTTACGCCGTACTGAAAACCGTCTTGCGCGGTCTCATCACTAGACGCTACAATCATAAGCTTTTGCCCTCGTGCGCTCCACGCATACGGCTGGTCTTCGATAGTTATTGCCATTATCTTAAGTTAAGTAGAAATCTTTGTTCAACACCTTTGGCATATGCCTGAAATAACTGCTCATTGTAAACGGGCCATGTATCATTGATTGCGTCTTGGTAGTAGCTGATTCCTTCAATACCATTTTCACCAATGCTTTTAGCAATGGCAATGGCTGCTGATTTGATTGCGCTCTCCGTTGACTTAATGAATTGACCTTGCCTATTGCGTAGTTTTAGTGGCTTCAGTTTTATCCAATTCATGATGTCTT